TTTAGGAGGCCACAATGTCAGAATCACGTGCTAAACTAGAACAGATTCTAGAACTCCTTCTATCTGAACAAAACGAGAAAGCCGAAGAAATGCTACATGAGTATGTAGTAGCTAAGGCCCGCGCTGAATATGAGCGTGTTCTTGATGAGTCAGAAGAAGAAGTAGAAGAAACAGTAGACAGCGAAGATGAAGAAGCTGTTGAAGAAACAATTGATCAAAGTAACGACTTCGAAGATGATATTCTTGCAGACGAAAGCGAAATCGAATCAGATGAAGCTGGTCTAAGCGAAGAAGGCGACGAAGAAGGCGACGAAGAAGCCGGCGAAGAAGGCGAAGAAGAAGGCGAAGGTGAAGAAGACCTAGAAGATAAGGTTGACGACCTAGAAGCTGAACTTGAAGACCTACGTGCTGAGTTTGAAAAGCTAATGTCAGGTGAAGAAGGCGAAGAAGAACATGGCGATATGGGCATGGACGACGCTGAAGCAGCAGACATGGAAGCTGGCGACGAAGATATGATGGATTCAGTTGAGTATGATCTCGACGAAGAAGTTGATGAAGACAGCGAAGTTGTTGAAGAAGCTACAAACTTACAAAACAAAGTTGCTGCTCCAAAGGCACCAGCAACTGACGCCTCAAACCAGACATCACCAGTAGCCAAGCACAAGGCAGGTTGGGAAACCGGCGCTCCTGTGAAGGCAAAAGATGGCGGTGAAGGCAACAAAGGTGCTAACAAGCCAAAGGATCACACACCTACAAATAACATTGGTTTAAAGCCAGCCAAGGTCAACGTACCTAAGGCTTAATTGTAGGAGTAACTTAAGATGGCACGCAAACTCTACGAATACATGGCTCCAGATTATGCTGGTATCAAGCTAATGGAGTCCGAAGATGGTAAAGAACTGTTTATGTCAGGTCTTTTCATTCAGGGCGATGTTCAGAACCAGAACGGACGAGTGTATCCAAAGAGCGAAATTCAACGTGCCGTTGAAAGTGTCAGAGGCAGATTAAGTAAGGGCGAAACTGTGTTGGGCGAATTAGACCATCCAGAAGAGCTCCAAATCAATTTGGACCGCGTAAGTCATATCATTACAGATATGCACTGCGACGGTTCAAACGGTATGGGTAAATTAAAGATCATAGAAACACCAATGGGAAATATTGCGAGAGCTTTATTAAAGGCAGGAGCAAAACTGGGCGTTAGTAGTCGTGGCAGCGGTAATGTTAACGAAAGTGGTCGTGTAAGCGACTTTGACATTGTTACTGTAGACATTGTGGCCCAGCCCAGTGCGCCAGATGCATATCCAAAGACAATCTATGAAAGTTTATTCAACATGAGAGGCGGCGAAGCTATTCACAGAGTAGCTTCCGCTGTCACACACGATAAAAGTGCAGAAAAGCATTTGATGAAAGCTATCACTGGCTTGATTCAAGAACTAAAACTAAGGTAAGTAGGAGACCTACTATGGCAGTGACATTTAACGAACTACTTGAAGGCGCAGGGCTATCGGAAGAAGCTCGCAGCACCATTCAGGAAGCCTGGGAGTCACGCCTTGCTGAAGCTAAAGAAGAACTAACAGCAGAACTTCGTGAAGAGTTTGCACAGCGTTACGAGCATGACAAGAGTCAGATCGTTGAAGCTGTTGATAACTTTATCACATCAAAGGTTGAAGCTGAAGTTGCAGAACTAGCTGAAGACAAGAAGGCACTCGCAGAAGAAAGAGTTAAGTATCGCAAGGCCGTACGTGAACACGCAAAACTACTTGACAGCTTTGTAACCAAAATGGTTGCTAAAGAAGTCAAGGAATTACGTGCAGACCGTAGTCGTGTAGCTGAACACGTTGCAAAGCTAGACAGCTTTGTTACAGAACAGCTAGCAGAAGAACTCAAAGAGTTCCACGAAGACAAGAAAGCACTTGTTGAGCAGAAGGTCAAAATGGTACGTGAAGGCAAGCGTCAGCTTGTTGAAGCGAAAAAAGACTTCATTCGTAAGGCTGCTGACACAGTCGAGAAAACAATTAATAAGGTTATCAGCGAAGAAGTTAAAACATTCCGTAATGACATCACAGCGGCTCGCGAGAACGATTTTGGACGTAGAATTTTTGAAGCCTTTGCAAGTGAATTTGGTGCAAGCCACTTAAACGAAGCTAAGGAAATCAAAAAGGTTCAGAAGCAGTTAGCCGAAGTGGAAAAGAAACTTGCTGAATCAGTAGCACAAATTGCAGCCCGTGAGGAAGCAGTTAAGCTAACAGAAAGCAAACTACGTATTGCTGAGGACAAGTATGCTCGTAAAGAGAAACTAGAATCACTAATGCGCCCACTAGGTAAAGAGAAGAAAGAAATTATGCAAGACTTACTTGAGTCTGTTAAGACTGAGAAGCTAGAAGAAGCCTTTAACAAGTATCTTCCAAGCGTACTCGATGGCGAAACACCAAGAGTAAGAAAAGCATTAAATGAATCAGTTGTTACAAAAGAACACACTGGTGATAAGAAGGCAACTGTGAAAGCAGAAGCCGATGACAACGCGGATGTCGTTGAATTAGAACAAATCCGCAAACTAGCCGGACTTTCAAGATAATAGGAGTTAAGAGATGGCAAATTTATTTGAAAGCAACTGGTCAGCTACTAAGGAAGCACTATTAGAAGGCTTAAGCGGTAACCGCAAGCAGTCTTTAAACGTGGTCCTCGAAAATACTAAAAAATATTTGTCAGAGGCCGCAACAGCAGGTGCAACCGGAGCTGGTTCAGTAGCAACATTAAACAAGGT